GTCCGTCTTCGCGGTTTTTGGCACCGTTGTGAAACGATTGCCAGGGACGAAGGAAAACTCTCCGGAACGTTGCACATGAGCTGTGCCCCATTGAGTACCCAACCACTGCGGTAGGTACCAAATGGCGTCCCGTGTTAAACTCGGGTCGGTAGACATTTTGTCGGGTACAGTGGTTTTCCCGCCACGATTCGAGAAAGTCGCTCCTGGTCCGAACCTGCCTTCCTCGCGGAAGTCAGGCCCATAACCTATCCAATCAGCAACTATTTTCCGAATCTCATCTAGGAGAGATGAGATCGCAGCGTCTCGATCGTCGAAAAGACGGTTTTCATCGAGGTATCGCTGAAGTCGCTCATTGGTTCGATAGCACTTCCGTTCGCCCTCCCACCATTTCTGGAGGGCAGCCGCACGCTTGTCAATGCTACTCGGCAGGTCTTTCAACTTGCGTAAGATAGCACTGGCAGCGGCGTCACGAGCGTAACGGTCGCCGTCGAGGTACGATCTTGGATCTGGACTTATGTCCAAAAGCCCGTCATAGTCCCCATAGCGCAGTTTGATGGCTGCACTCAAGGCTATTGGCGTCTCTAGGTCCTCTAACAGGAGAGAAACCGCACGCGTCACTTCATTGGGCAGCGCGTTCGACATGTTCAACGCCCCCATGAGAACTTATACGGGTATTTGAAGTAGTCCGTACGGACATACTCCATTTGACCCACATTTGGTCTCATGGCCTCTTTCATGAGCCGCCCGTAAGAGCGACCCTTGATTGAGGTTCCCATCCAGTAAATCGCCGAAAGGAGGTTTACTTTAGACATCTTCTCCGGAGCCACGATTGATACGTGCACCGTTAAGAAGTCTTTGTCCCTATACCACTCGACCGTTTGGGCGAGAAGCCTACCATTTCGATAGGTTTTCACGATTCCAACAGGTCCGTTGTAAGGGACATTGTACAAGGTAACGGTTTGCGTAATCATCGAGAACTCCGAATGAATGATGTTTAGATGAGAGAGGACCTCAGGGCACGTACTGACTTACGTCGGCGCGTAACCCGCGGCAACTGACTGCTTCACCAACGTGGCAGCTACCAAGTTCATGAACTGGTAGACCTCGTTGAGAGTGGCAGCCGGAATGCCTTGAGGCATGGTGATGATCATGTCAGCGACCATCCGATCCTTCGCGCTGTAAAGCGTCGTGGTCGAGTCCTGGACGGCGTACGGAAAGACGAAGTTGAACTTCATCTGCCGTGCCGTCTTCGGACCGTTCCACTGGCTCCACAGTTTGAAGGCCGGTCG